TCACTGCTTTACCAAACGAGAATCAATATGATATAACAATAAATATTGCAATACCGTCTTTAAATGATGAAGTAACTGAATTTAAAGGAGTACTCACAGACAAAGGAATAGATTACTAAAATGGCAAAATATACAGAGTTTAATTTACCAGTTAATGCGTATGCGAGTTTCGACGCTCAAAGCATGCGAGATTTAATTATTGAACGCATTAACAACGATAACACAATCAACTTCACAGATCAAAATTTTGAAGGTAGTAACATCTCTGCTATTATCGATATTATCGCATACTCTTATCATACATTACTATACTACTTAAACCAGACGAGCGCTGAAAGTAATTTTAATGATGCAGAGTTATTTGAAAATGTAAATAGAATAACAAAGTTACTTAACTACAAACCTCTAGGTAAACAATCAAGTATTTTACCAATTAATATTAAAACTACAGCGAACTTATCTGTAGGTTATTATACACTACCAAGATTCTCTTTTTCAAGCTCACAAGGTAAAACATATACATTTGTTGATGACTTTACTTTTGAGAAAGTTACATCTAACATAGAGACAATATCTGCTTCTGGCAGCCAGTTGATGTATGAAGGTACAATACAAGAATATCCAATAGTTAACCCAATCGGAGAGGAATTTGAAACTGTTAATTTACTGCCGGGACAAGATGTAATTATAGACCACTTTAACATACATGTTTATGTAAAAGAAGTTAACTCTAATAATAAGTGGTATAAATGGGATCGTAAACCAAGCTTGTTTTTGTCTAAACCAAATGAAAGAAATTTTGAAGTTAGATATAATGAAAATAAAAACTACGAGTTAAAATTTGGTAATGGGGTAAATGGAAAGAGATTAAATCTTGGGGATCAAATTGCGATATACTATTTAAGTTCTTCTGGTGTAGAAGGTAAAGTAACTAAGAATGCATTTTTAGATAGTACATTAAACATATACAATACTACTCAATACAATCAAATACTTAACGATGTTAAAGATACGTCATTAAACTATCTTACTATTGAAGAGTCAGTTGATGTACAATTATCTAATACTGAGGATAGTACAGAATTTGGTACAGAAGAAACTGTACAGGAAATAAAACAAAATGCACCAAAATTTTTCAGTAGTGAATATAAATTATCAACAAAAGCAGACTATAAATCTTTCCTTGAACGCAATTATAAGAATTTAATTTATGATATCGCTGTACTTAACAATAGTGATTATGTAAACAATTATTTGAAATACATAAATGACGAGTTAGGTTTAACTGATTACTCTCAAGAAGCAAACGCACTATTCAATCAATATTTTTATGCTGATAGTGCTGATACTAATAACATTTATTTTGTTATTGTTCCTAAGTTAAGAAAAAATAAATCAGTTGTTACGAGATCAAATTATCTATCACCTGCGTTGAAAGAAAAAATAATTAAAGAAATAGAAGATTACAAATTATTAAACAGCGAAATCGCATTTGTAGATCCAGTTTATATGAACTTAGATCTCTCATATAAACTCTCTAACGAACCAAGCAGAGTTATATATAAAGATTTTACAGAATTAGTTATTACAAGAGATGAAAAGCTTTTAATTAACGAAGAGGAGCTTAAAGCGAAAGTTTTTAATGCTATTACAAATTATATTAAAAACTTAAAATTGGGAGATACTATTGATGCGAGATATTTAAACAATGAAATAGAAAAGATTGATGGTATAATAGGCTTTCAGACATTACGTACTGATATTAATGTAAGTTCCCCAGGTTTAAGTTTTGGTATATTTAACCCTGTACACAACGGTAAAGATGTAAAAATATTTGATACAAGATGTCAATTAAAACCGTATCAAATACCTTATATTGAAAACGAACAAAGCTTTAAGAATAAAATTAAAATTCAAACAACCACTAAATCAGCAGCTGTTATAGAATACTAATGCCAACTGAATCGAAAAATTGCCCAGTAACAATACCGGTTCCGTATACGGTAACAGTAAACACATCTGGCTCGACTCCAAGTCAAGCTCTCAGTGAAAGTCTTGCTGCTACCCATACAGGATATACAGGTATTTCTGAATTTACATTTACTCCTTTACTTACAAGTAGCGGTACTTCTATAAATGATTACTTTCCTACTGGGGTATCAGTACAAACAGCAGTATGGGATTTTGGTGACGGTTATACATTAAGTGGAGATAATACGTTTATTGCGACCCACAAATATAATGTACCAGGTACATACACAATAAATGCTTTCTTTTACGATAAAGACGGAGAAGTATATAATACTACATTTACACAGGTCGTGTCTGTGTTTAACTATGTAAACAGTCATTTAAAAATAAGAACAGAAAATCAAACCCTATCTAGTATTGTAATAAATGCTAGTGAGAAGGGAGGGTCAACGTTTTACTTAGATATGTCTGCATCATGGCAAGATACACCAAATGTAGATGATCCTCATACATTGTATTTCACATCTAGTGGTAGTCAGACTAAACCGTATGACGTTACAAATAAATATGCTCACTTAATACCTTATAATGCTTTTTACCAACGTAATGAACGAGGTCAATTAGACAGAATAGATAGAACTGGTATTACTCATAAATTATATCCTCATTATTTTGTTATTAATGAAAAACATGAACTAATAGAAATTTCAGAAAATAATTTAAATATAATACCTGAGAATTATGGCTATGTGCAACATGAACCGTTTTTGCTTTACTCTAGTACACAATCTGGTCCGTCAACATCAAGGTTAAGTGTTACAAACGGTGTAACAGCAGTACGTCCAACATCCGCAGAAATAGTTAATCAAAAAATTACTACACCTGTAGAGTTCTATTATTATGATGATATACCAACAGATAATGTAAAATTATTAATCAAAGCAGATTATAGTAAACATAGAGTGAAATCCTTTTATGTTGACAATATTGACACAGATATAAACAATTCTGGTTTAGACTTTTTAGAAACTAATGTCGCTGGTACAACTGTAAGTTACGGTGCTAGTGGTCGGACTATTATAGGAGTTAATACAAGAGTAGTTGAGAACATACCTCGTAGAATATCATTTACATCTACAGGTATGAAAGAAATGTCTGCAAGCAATAACAAAAGACAAAAAAATAAATTTCAAATCTTTATTGCTCTTGCAGATGATAAACTTAATATTTTAAAGAACTACCCTACGTTTAAAAAGATTACATCATTAGGCAATTCAAGTGATTTTGCGTCAAAAGATGACTTTAGTTGGTCTGTAAGATGGGAAGGACCAGACGGTTCATCTACAACAAGTAATATTAGCAGTTTAAGCACAAACAAATTTCCGTATGATTCAACCGCAAATAGTACATCGTTAAGTAGTTTCTTATACTTAAATATTGATCCAGAAAATTCAGGTACATATACTTTAGTTGTTTCTGCTCGCGTTCCAAGTTTATCCTCTGTACCGACATTTACATCTAAAGCTGGTGGTGTTTCAGGTTATGGTACTCCAAGAATTGATTGGGATGAAAGTGGCCCGGAAGGTAGTACTACTATACTTAACATGACCGGTGGTTATCCTGGAGATGGGACCGCTGGAGGTGGTGATAATCTTTCTATTATCTCTAGTTCATTTACATTTACTATCTCTCCAAGTACAAATGATTCAGAAATTTATAAAGTAAATGAAGGTATCGATTATGCAGATGTAATTAAAAGTTATAGATTTCAATCCTTCATGCATGATTATGATAAACTGTTTGATGGGGTATTTACTTCCTTTGTTGGTGAAGCGAGCTCTAGTCCAACAACATTCGGTAAAACTATATTTGAACGCACAGCTAATTTTGTTTCAAACAATAATGATATTGACTATTGTAATGTTAACAACATACAATCATTTTATGACTTCTTAAATGAAGATATTGACTTTATTACTCCTAACCCACCTCCGGGTTTAAAACGATTGTATGATTTGTTTAGTGTAAAAGTTTCTAAACTTATAGGAGATTATACAAGGTTTGATGAGAGTTATGATACAAATTTTTACACATCATCTGCTGATAGTCGTAATATAGATTTTAGCAGCCCTATAGACACTTTAACATATACAGTAACAGCAGACACGAAATTCGTCGCAAAACAAAAATTTAATGATGAGTATATTACTATTAGACCACAAACCGTTCCTACTGCGTTCGTAAGTGGTGGTACAGGTACGTCATCTCAATACCCATTATCAACCTATAACATTTATAGTAATTGGGGTTGGTCATTAGATACATCAGTTTTAGGTGCATCTGGATTAAATGACATATATGAATTTTACGAATATAAAAATTACGACACAACTTTGTCAGCTGAAAATATACAAAATAATATTATAGATTATAATAACAGTTACAATACCGTATCTCGCAACATCTCTTCTTTAAGTGGTAGTTGGCAAAATACAGGCGGTGTCGTTTATAAAAACTTAGATTATCAAATTCGGAAAGGTCTTAAACTATGAATGTAGATTTAAATACTACTACACCATATAAGTATGCAGAGTGGAGGCGATATTATAATGATATATCTACTGCGACAGAGTTACCAGCTCTTTACAATAATTACCTTATTGAATGGAAAGAGGAAAAAGAACGATTAGCAGAACTTAATACTGATTATAATAGAAATACATATATACAATTTTTAAAAAATATTAACCTCAGTACTATAGAACCTAGTGCAAGAGAATTTTTATCTAAAATAGATACGGACGATATATATGAATTAGAACTTAGTGTTCATTACTATGTTGAAATAATTAAATCTCAATTAGAAAATATAAGATCTATAAGAGAAGAGGCAAAATTTTTACCTGAGAAAAACAAGCTTAAAAATTCTAGAACAGGTATAAAGAATTATTTACATAATTTATTAACTCGATTACTTTTTAATAAGGAATTTATAACCGAGCAAACAGACACAGAAGTACAAGATATAAATGTCCCACTTATATCAAACAAAGTTAGTATTAATTTAAATACATATGTATCAGATACTGCAGTATATAAAACACATGCAGTTGATAAGAATTTAATTTTAGATCTAAAAAGAAAAGTACTAAATGAAGCTCCGAATATAATTCAATTATTCACTATCAATAAGGGAAATAAAAAATTAAAAGTACGGCTTAATAATGTGTCAACCCCTAATAGTATGTTAGGAATAAATGACCCGTTTGATAATTTTGATAGATTGCCGTCAAGATATTTTAGACAAGAAAATAAGAGATTAGAAAATTTAATATTCACATATGAGAAAGGTATTGTTGAAAAATATCTTGCTAATGATTTATATTATGTCTCTGGTACCAAAGAAAAAGCAGAAATTAAAAAATTATTTGATAACGTTAATACAACAAATAATTTATCACAAAGACATGCACCTAGCTTGTTTAGTAATCTTGTTGATATAAAACATAAAGAAATTTATCCTAAACAGCTATCGTTTAGTAATACAGGTGTAACAAATTTTAATTCTTATAATATAACATTTAACGTCGTTTTATCTGCTATAACGGATAATGGTTACTTAATACCTAACCCAAACAAATACCAACCGGGAGTCAAAAGTATAGGTTATATAAAAAGTAGAAAAACTGGTGATATAATTCGTAATATTAAGTTCAAACCTACTGTACCTTTTGTTTTTAAATCTAAAACTGATACGTTAAAAAATCCTACTGATAATAGTTCGATCGATATTTATAATAATAGAGTACCTCGTAACTTTGGCTATCAAAGTAAAGAAAACAGTCTTGATTATACGTTTACAGGTATAAACAGAAGAGAGGATAATATAAGTTTTTGGGAAGATGCTCCTGATCAAATAAATTGGCGTAATACTGATACATATCCAGTAAGTGTACTTAATACATACCCAGAACAAGATAGATTAAACGATTTACTTATTAATAATAAAACTGGTATAACTATAAAGAGTGATATATACGGTAATGAATTTTTCCATATCAAACCTGTTTATCCAAAACGAAAAGCAGGTACGTCATATATAAGCTCACCAGCTGCTTCTTCATCAACTGAATGTGTTACAGCTGCTGAATACTATGATGGTTTATATTTTAGTACATTGCTAGAAGCAGTATCTAGCGCATATTATGAAAGCTCTGGTACTTTATACGATTCAATTACAGGTGTGTATGATACATTTTTAACAAGCCATTCCACATCAGCTAATGGTACAGCAACAACACCAGGGTTAACCGCAGACGGGGAAAAAGATATGTTTTTTGCTCCTCTTTCAACAGCAAGCTGCTCAGATATAACAACACAAGGTTTGTCATGTGGTTCTGTATCAGCTGATGAAGTTGTGGATTGTGGGGAGTTTGTAAACCATCCAGGTAATTCAACTGATTTAGTAGCAAATTACTTTGTTGATACTACAGTACCATATTTTACAATAGATACATCTACAATTTATAGTACTGGTACAACATATGAATCATCCTCTTTAAACAATTTTGCTGATAGTGATACGCATTTATTTGAACAACAACACGTCTCAGCTGGAGAAGTATATGTAAGAAATGTAGATAGTCAGATAATAGAGCCTTTATCAACAGCTTTTGTAAGTGTGTTTAATAAACACAACACAGGTAGTACTAAATCTAATATACTTTCCACAAGTAATATCATTTATTTTGATATTATTGAAAGCACAATTGTTGTACAAACATCAGCTGAAACCGTTACAGAGCTATATAAATTTGAAGACGGGAAATTTAAGAACGGAGCTAGTTCGAAATCTATAATAACTTGAGTAAATAATTAATATGTTCACTGCAAAACAATCAGATGTTTTTTATAACGACGAGACAAAGGAAATGTTTGTCTGCGTTGTTAGTTCTGTTACAGCTGATAAATGCGATGGCGCCGATGAAATATTATATGGCGCTGTACCTTTAGTTTATAAAATTGATAAAGATACAAATTATAAGTCTATCGCATACCCTCCAAACTTATCAACATTTTCAACTGACGACTATTCAGATTTATTTGCAGTAACGCCTACATGTCCTGAGGGTACAAATTTTAATACAATAACTAAACCGACAATAAATTATAATAAAGATACAGATAGGTATTCAGTAACCTTCTTAGGTAAGTATGAAACTGAATCAGAAGGTTTAGCGATAACGAATTTTGTTTTTCAGAATGTAGATACTGAGTTGTATTTAATAGATACAAAAACGTTAATACCAAATGAAAAATTTAATGACAGTCCTTATACGTTCGTTGATGGGTCGTTAAACAGTAATTTAGTTATTGGTGGTAATATGATAAGGAACGGAAAGGATTCGTTCTTTGGAGAGTTTGAAAGATCTCCTGATCCTTTATTAACACCTATTCATATTTCGAGAACTAAATTACATGATACATTATCATTTAATGTATCTTTACAACAAACTAATACCACAATTGACTCCCTTACTGGTAATGCTATTTTCCCTGTAATGCATACAGGTGGATATATTGGTTACAAATCTAATTATGTAGGTTTTGACCCTGAACAAAATATACGTGTCGATTTCCGAGCACGTGCATTTAATGTTCCAACTATGACAGCTTATGGGTCAAATCAGAACGCAAGTTTATCTGCTACAAGATGGTACTCTCAGTATTCTCCTGCCTCAAGCGCTGCTGTATCTGGTGGAGCTGGTTTTTGTGTTTATTTTTATAAAAATGATTGTAAAGGTCAAGGAGTACCTAATGGTATAGGAGATAGTTTAGGGTACGCGCAAGCAGAGACACAAGCTGTTGAAGTTGCCGGTACATATCACCCTGTAGATGGTATCTTTATTAAGAACCCTCAAAAGCCTATTAATGTTGGTATAGGAATGACAAGTCTCACTAGTGGTAGTCGCTACGGTCAATATGCACCCATGCTTGACTCACAGACAAGCCTTACTGTTGGTGTTGGAACTACTATGTATCAAGCTGCAGGTCTAGAGTATAACCCATTAGATTACGGATATCCTGCAGATAGTTTCTTAGGTGTAGGTTTTGATATTACTGGTAACTTTTGCTTGAAGAGTGACGATATGTCAGGTTGGTACCAACATGGCGGAACATCTGTTGGTTCTCATACTCAAACTCCATGTTCAGTCGGTATAAGAGGCAGTAAGTTTCATAACACACAAGTTTTAACTTGTATACCTATGACTGGTGTCGCAGCTGCTTCCGCAGTACCAATGCATAGAATGTTAGATACATTTGCAGATATAACTAATGATACTAAAAATCCATGGGTAGATTATAGAGTAGATTTATCTAATCGAGGATCGAAAGTTACTATTTATAATAAACTAACAGGAGATACTGACTATAACACTATTGCAGAATTTAGATTAAACAAACCAGTTCATGGGAATAAAAAATATAATCCATGGGAAGGGTTTGATATTGAAGATGATACTTTACCAGTTATGAATGTCGGGCTGACATTTACATCATCCACCTATTGTAGCTTTTTCGAGTTAAAGTCTTTTGAAGCTAAAGGTGTAAAAGTAAATAAACCATGCGCAATCAAACCACCGGTTACTACAAGTAATTATGACGAACCAACAGACTATCTTGAAGAGTCGTCTAAGAACCTTCGAGAAAAGCTTGTCAACGTAAAAGTAGATGACGACGCTGTTGATGTAGAATTAGTTGTCCCAGCTCGTAAAGCAACAGCGCAAAGGATTAAACCTACATTAGCAGATAAAGCTACACTATGCGATGAACCTCAAGAAGAAGAAATTTTAGAAGAGATAGAAGTAAAATACACAGGTATACCTCCAGAAGAAATTGTTGGTGTTATAGATAAAGTATCCCGTGGAGATATACCGGAGACAGTATTTACTCCTAATATAAAAACAACCAGTAAAGTATTTGACACACCAGAGATTATTGAACCAACTGAACCTGTAATATGGGAACTACCGTCTGAACCATGTGGTGGTCAGCTAGCGGCTGAAGGTCATCGTGGATGGCCGTGTCAATTTACTAATACGGATGAAAACGGGGATAGTATTAATTTAAACCATAAAACAATAACACTCGGTACTGCGACAGGTAAGGTTTGGTTGGATTATACTGCTTTTACGGCTGTAGACCGGTTTGTAGTTTATTGGAATGGTAAACCAGTAATTGATACATATTGGGTCGGAGGTCAGGGAGAGAAATCTGAATTAAGAAGTGCTCTAAAAGGTAAAGGATATACAAACGATCAAGCTAATATTGCTGCAAATAATATAGGTAATAATGGTAAGGCGTACTTTATAAAGACAGAGCGATTCCCTACGACTGCGGAACTAGTAGTTTGGGGAGCATATAGCGGTACGAGATGGAATGCAACTTTACAATGCCCGAATGAAAATGATTTAGACGGTACACAACCGAACACAAACAATAGATTAATTAATATACCATCAGATTTCCAAAACTTGGTCGCAGTAAATGAAAATGAAAAGGTATTAAATGTAGATGGTATAGACGTGACCGCTGTACTTATTGATAGAGGAGATGGTATGCCGTTCCCTGTTAAAGAAATAGAGACAGTAGGAGGAGGAGAATAATAGATGAAGACTACAACATATAACGTTTCAGCTATACCGTTTTCTAACGGACGTACTATTACTAGGTCTCAGTCTCTCACTGGTACTACAAAAGTACAATTTAACTTACAACAATTGTCTGCATATGACGCTGTTGCGTCCACAAAAAGAATTAATAAGATAATTGTTGATTTTGATGATCATGCAGATGAATTAACTTTAAATAGATCTCAAACATTATCAGGTACTGATAATAATCCTGGTACTTTAATTGAATCTCTTTCCTCAGAAACATTCTATACAGTATTACAAACAGACTTTACAGATAAAATAAAACGTAATGTTTATTTTACGATTTATAGAGACGATGGAGAAGTGGATGTAGTAAGTGTTACATTTACAATGCATAAACCATCTATTACTGAATATGAAAATGTAAATTTATTAAAGACAGATTATTTTAATACCGATGAAGAGAATGAAAAATTACTCTTAACCTTTATTAATAAGAATCCAGAAGTACTTGGTTTGAATCTAATTGATTTAGATACACCAGCGGATCAAGGCTATACTCCTAATTTACAAAATCAAAATAGTAATACAAATGAATTTACAGTTGGGTTTACTAATGATAAACCATACGTACAAACATACGCGGCATATGGTAACACAGGAGCAAATATTGGAGTCTCCATAGGTAATATAGTAAATCCAAATACAGGTCTATTAAAACAGAATGGTTCAATTAAATTAAAATATAGAACACGAGCTGCAGATCCAAATAATGAAGGTGCGACACCATTACCGTCTAATCCGAGTATATTTTATATACCGCTGACAGCTAACTCTTCGTTTTTACATTTAAGTGGTTTTCTTTCATGGAACTGTAATGATATTTTAAATGATGTAGATTTATCTACAAAGACAATAACAATACCTCTCGTAGATATTGTTGGAACACGTACTAATTTGCAAGATTCAAATTACTATTATTTTACAAATGTAAACGTTGGTGTAGGTACTGCAGTGACAGGCGCTATATCCGGTGGGTATTTTCTTGTTGATTTGTATGATGTAGATAGTTGTGATACAGTAACTACAACTACTAGTACAATAACTGCGTTTGTAAATTACTAACAAATTAAATAATTATATGGCAATAGAAGACGAAATTATAAACATATCTGACATAGATATAGGGACAGAAATATTAAGGACTGATAAGTTGCTTGTCGAGACTAATAACGGTACCAAGCTTGTTGAGTTCAAAGATTTTGTCATCGGTACTGATAACATAAGCTTTTATAACGTAATATCGTCAGCGTTCTTAGGAGATAATATTACAGGAGCCGCACAATACCAAACCATCAGTGGTTTTAATTTATTATCTCCAGGCACTAATGCAGGATACAAAACTAGTTATGAGCACGTTAGTGGGGCGATTGAACTTACTAAAGTAAATAATTCTGGGATTACCGAACTTGCTACCGTATCAGGTAAAATAGCGACAAATGAATTCGCTATTACTGACCTGCAAACTAGTGTTGCTGGGATATATGATACACTAGAATCAACAGGTAACGACGCTCTAAAAACTGTTACTAAAAAAGTAAAGGCTACTAATTTTAAAGTTGGGTTCATGGCTGGAGGGAGCCCTAAAATTAATAGTAATTCTAATTTAATTCCGTTTACAGATATATTAGTAAATCCTACTGATACAAATTCAGATGTTACATTTAGTAATGCTGGTGAAAACTTTCGCATGACATACCCGACTGAAGCTGCTGGATCATTTGTTAAGAGTTTGATTTTATTTATGGGATCATTTAGAATACTTTTAGATAGTGGTGAACGATTTAGCACCCCGATACAATTATCAATAAACAATTCTGTAGTACATAATTGCTATCCGGTTATATATGACGAAGCAGGTCGAACGGCTCAAGATTATGCGATATATACATTCAATACTGTAGAAGTTATCTCACCAGGCGATAAATTACAGCTATTTGCCCCAGGGAGTAAATTTATTGCTCAAGGATCAACTTTTGCAGGTATAAAAATTAATGGCGTATGAGGGTAATAGAAATAGATAATTCGTCTATCTTACCGGTAGATTATAGTCATGTACACGATTCCAAAATAAAATATAAACGGTATCGTGAAAATTTTGCTTTCGGATTATCTGTTAATCAATATTACTTCGACGAAGTTCCAAAGGATAAAAAAACTAACTTTAACACCCAGTATACGTTAACTAATTTATATCCGTTGTCATCAATCATAGAGCTATCTACTCCGTATACAACTCAAGCAGTCAGTTCGTTTTCAAGTACAATAAAACAAGACGGACTATATTTGAAAACCACTATACTGAATACAAGTGTTTCAGCTGGCAGTTTAACTAGTTCATTTGTATCTGAACTTTGCTCTTTATCATCAAGATATGTTTATACGTTTAATGTGAGTAGTGTATCAGCTGATCATAAATCTGAACTTGTACCAGGTATGGAAGATAGAATATCTGTAAGTACAGAATATGAAGTCCTTAAACCTACTGGAGCGAAGTTTGTTACTTATTATTTATCAAGTGGTGGTGTAGGTGCTGGTGCAGGACAAGTACCTATTACAGATTGTCAAGCAGTATGGACGTCGGCAGGACCAACTTGGTTTAAGTATACGCTTAACGATGGTAGAATTTCTCTACTAAGCCCAGATGATAATTCTCGTATAGGGGTACATGGTAATAATTTACAATTAAGTTTATCAGGTTCGTCTAACTATACTACATATTTGTCTGCATTGTCAACAACATTTTTTGAAGTTACTAGACACGAACTAACAAAAGATCAAAAAAATATACCCAACAATTACACGAAATATGTTTCAGCATATAACTTAGATACTGTAGATCTTAATACAACAACAGTAACAGAACATATAAGTAACAATTACTTTTTGTTTAGTAACAACTATAACTTTTTACACCGTAATGAGGAGAATAAATTAAAAGCTCATTTAGATATTTTCCCATTAAAGAACCAAGCAACATTACATGAGTACTACGCAGAGAATAATCACTTTAATGCTGAACCAGGTTACTTAAATAGAATATACGAAAAAATAAATGCAGGTACACACCAGCAAGGAGGATATGATAAAATTAACTTATCATATAATATAGGTACATACGATTTAGAATTTAAACCAAATAAGCTTACCTATTTTACGACTCCTAATTCAATAGCACCGTATACGAAATTAAACATTGCAGATTCTAAGATTGAAAACCTTGGTGCTGTCCCGGGAGATAACCCGTTAATGTCAGATAAGGTTTTCAAACGTAGAGAGAAAGTAAAAAATAATTCATACTCTGATAATACCGATCCAGTTTATTTGTGTAGTTGGTTGTCAGGCAGTAGCGATGGTACTACTAAATGGGTAGATAGATATTATAACCCTCTTGTTTCAAATTTTGTAACTGCGTTAACTGGTACATCATATTATAAAGTAGTGACGGCCGCAGGAGCTCAAACTACTGAAACATTTGATGTGTCATCAAGCTTAACATTTGAACCTAATAATGATTATATTTATTATCACGTAGGACATCAAGACTATGAAAATTTATTTATTGCGTATTCAAAATACAATGTAGGTAAAGATATTGAATATATAAATTACAAAGGCGTACCTATTACTGTTAATAAAGTTAACAATGATGATGAGTTAATTTTAAATGGAGAAAATTTCGGTAGATTAAAAACAGATGTAACAGGAGACTTTAGTGTTGGTTTTTGGCTTCATAATAATGATTATACTCAGCCTTTAGGGTATCAAATATTTGGTAATTATTTCGAAGAAGGTTTTGGTATATTTAATACTGATTTAGTAACACCGAATATAATTTTACCAACAGCAAACCCACTCACAGGTCACTTAAATAGATTGTTATTTTTAAATAATGATTTTGAAGTTTATGATGAAGTGTTAGTGTTAGAAGGGAACGAGCCTGTCACGATCAAAGGCATCGCACGTAAAGATAATTTCTCTGAGTTCTATGTGTTAGGCGCAAACAATATTATATACGTTTACAATTCAAATAATAATTTAATAAGCAAAATTGAAGATTTAAAGAACTCAAACGCAGTAATAGAAGACTTAGAAGTTGGTGAAGAAGCTGTTCATGTTTTATTCAATCCGGCGCACAATAAAAAACGATTTACTTATAACTTTAAAAATAATGTTGTAAGACCAAAAAATACTAACTTTACTACCGTCTTATCATCAGAGACAAAAGGTATAAGAGGTAAAATATTAGACGTTAATAATGAGATCACAGTATATGAGGTTGATGATTATAATGGGTTCGGTAATGAAATAGCATTAGATAAAAACAATACCCCATATATAATTAAACAAGATTTTCCTAACAATAAATCTATTATTAAAAACTACTTACAAAAAGGATTACGTAGCGATCAAAATGAAAAGGTTATTTCAGGGCTAGATAAAGATTCAGTTATTAACGGTGTGCTTGTAGATGATATAGAACAATTAATAGTGTTACATGACAATAACATTATATCAATACTAGATACTGATCGTAAATTAATACGTACAAGACAGTTTTGTAATTTAGATAATGCAATTAAAATACATACATCGTATATAGATATTATTTGTGACTTTGAAGAAGGGGTGTATAAAAAATACATTCTATTAATACAAGAATTTAACGACGGTTTTAGATTAACAAAATTAAACAACAATCTAAAAATTATATCCTCGAAAAAGTTCTATGGGGAAGATCTATTAGATTTAAAATTAACAAAATCAGTTACATCTTATTCTTATTTGAAAAAGACAGGCGCAGAAAAAAATAGATTTAAAATATTCCTTAAGACGAAACCTAAGTTTTCTTCCAGTGGTGTTATACCAAGAGATAAGACTACATTGTCATTTGACGTAAAAGATTTAACACCAGGTTATAATCATTTCTTTGTTAATGTATCTGTACGTCATGGGTATATGGAATTATTTGTCAATGGTCGTAAAGCAGGTCGTCAAATATTCCGAGCAGGAAAATATGTGCATGATAATATTTTAGGTACTGGTTCTTACTTAGGAGCTGTAAGTACTCCATTCTATCTCACATTAGCTAATAGACTGTTACAACCAACAAAATACTTTATCAATAACGCGAAGATAAAAGGGTTTAAATTATATAATAAAACTATGTCATACTATGACATACAAGCGCATTTAAAATATCACTACCCTGAGAAAAATGTTATATGGTCTTACCCAATCGGACAGCGCACATATGTAGAGACAATTGATAAATTAACTAAGTTTAATTACCCTGAAAAGATTAGTAATAAGTATCGAGTCGAGATTAAAAATACAGGTATTGAAGATAATAAGTTAAAAGAGAAAATAAAAGAAAGAGTAACTTTAGAATTGAAAAAAATTACTCCTTATTATGATGAATTAGAAAATATTATTATCGACTAGAGATATTGTCTAAGGAGCCATATAAAAGCATATACAAAAACAAATATAACTCCCCAGCTAATTAAACCTAGGGTCATATAAACATATATATTTCTCATCTACCAGAAACAAACAACGCTTTAACATTTTCTAACTCTGCGACAACTTGTTGAGCTAAATGTAATTGAGCACTATCTGTGCCTTCCATAATTAACGATTGACCGTTATAGGTATGCTCATTTACAATACGTCGATACTTACTAATCATACTATCTAATGCTGCGTAAGTTTCTCTTGGTTTTGTTCTTTCAAATTCAGATGGGTTCATATAATTATTTAGCTTTAGGT